TCCCATACCGAACGCCTCCGCGACGAGTCGCGCCGCGTCCTCCGTCTCGAACTCGACAAGCGCCCCGGAGTATGCCTTCGCAAGCGGATCGCTTCCGGATCGGTCCCACTGAAACTTCCCCGTGAACGGCTCATCGTCCTGGCGCTCTAGAACGACAAGAACCGTTACATCCGAGTCGTCGTCTCCCGCTGAGTGTGTAAGGGGCTCAAGCTCGCCGTCGTCATTGACGCCAGCAAGCGTAGACTCGTAGAAATCGTCGCCCTCGTCGGCAACGGGAAGGTCGTGATGTAGACTGTTCCGGAGCTGACGCACAAACACGTCAAGTCGATCCTCGGTAGCGGCGCTCATAGCAAGCTGTAGTTTCGTTTTTAAAAAGCGTATGAGTTATATTGAAATGCGCAGACTATGTTTCAAACAATCTTTATATTACAGAAGACCCTCTTCTCGAGCGACCTCGACAGCATTTTCGGAGCGCACGTAGTCCTGATTGAACTGCTCAAAGGTCCGCGCAGCGTCGTCATCTGGGGCTACTTTGTATCCTGCGTCCCGCAGCGCTGCGATTGCCTCCTGCTCCGTCGCCGGATCATCGTCGCGTTCCGTATCAGCGCTAGGCGAGTCCGATGGCGCTGCTGCGCCTTCATCCATGAGATCAAGAGCGGCGGTTGTGGCCTCGAAGTCCTTCTCAAGCTGAGACCGAAGCTGATCCTCCTTCGCCGGAGCAACCTTCTGCTCATCATAGATTGCGGCTTGAACCACATCCTCGATCTTCGATTCGCGCCGCTCTTCCTGTAGACTAGCAATCTCTGCGCGGAGGGACTCGATCTGATCTAGAGCCGCCTCGTGACGTTCGCGCAGGTCTGTGTACTGAGACTTGACAAAGCTAAGCGCCTCGCCCTGTGGATCTTCGTCTTCCCCGACCTCGAACTGCGCCATAACCTCATCGATCGTGTCGACGCTATCTACGAAGTCAGTATTCTCTGCTTCAGACCCTGTGATTACGCTTCCGTCCGCCATTGCGTTTACGGTTTTTTCTGATAAGTTTCGATTAAGTGCAACCTGCGATACAAACTGCTCGTGCGCAGAGTTTACAAGTCGTTGTACCTCTTTAACAGAGTCTTCATCTATGGGTTCCGAGGGGTTCGGCTTCGCCTTCTTCTCGGCGCTTCGCACAACCTCGACCTGAATTCCTCGCTCTTCGTACTTCTCCGCGTAGGACTCGATCGTAGCCACCGAGCCAATTGCCCCGACCATTGAATCAGGGCTTGCGATCACGTGATCCGCTGCGGACCCGACGAAGTACGCAGCAGAGGCCATAAGCCCCTCAGCGAAGGCTACCGTCTCTGTGTCCATGTTGCGAACCTTACGAGCCGTGTTCGTGAGTCCCTGAACAGATCCTCCCGGCGAATCGAACACCATAAGCATTCGATCCACATCGTCTCGGTCCTCGATCTCATCAATTGCACTTCCGAGCTTGCTGGTAGAGATGCCTCCACTAAGCTGCATCATCATGTTTGCCCTCGGAAACATCTTCCCATAGATCGCAACGAGTGCAGTAGAGCCTTCGACATCGTACATGTCGCCTTCGTATTCGTGGTCCTCCTGCTTCGGGGCTCCCCGGTTTCCCGTAGCCGCCTCTAGCTCCGAATCCATCACGTCGCGGTACTCAAAGCCCTCAATTGCCTGCTTCATCTCTGCAAGCGCGGATTCAGTCATCGCCCAAACGGTACCGTCAATTGCGGTAAGTACGTTCATAATCCAAAGCGTTAGATCTGTAGAGTGCTATTCGTTATCAAGCTCACCAAGGATGTCGTCTGTGCTCAGGCTCAGGGGGATTGACGTTCGAACTTCCCAGAGGGCGCTTCGCTCTGTGTTTGCGATCGTCTCAACGTTTACACCCTCAAGGTACGCCGTATTCGTCCCCACCGATTGAACCGATCGACCCGCAAGCGACGATGCTACGTAGACGGACCACTTACTCCCCGTTCGCTGCTGTGCTTGCTGGTTATTTGTTGAAGTGTTTCGCGTTGCCACAAAGACACGAGCGCTGATCGTAAGCTGCTGGAACCTGCGCGTTGAATCTTGCCCAGCAAACGTAGCGCTCCCGACGTGCACAAAGGCATGTGGAATGCGTCCAATCCGTCTCTCATTGTTTGCGATATATTCTGCAATCTCGAATTCGTCTTCGGTGTAGATCCCTTCTACGCGCATGTGCTGGTCCCCTTTCGAGTCTGTTACGCCGTTCTCGATGTGGCCCACAATTTGGTCTTGAACGTCACCTATGATCGAGTCCATGTCTTAATACGGCACTCCTGTTGCAAAGGTAGACTTGTCATTGTGCGCCCCCCCTTCGAACGTGCCTCCGTAGCGATCTCCGAAGTACAATTCCCCTTGCTCTTCGACGTTTCCACCTAAGTCAATCTTTGCGTCTCGGATATCTCGGAGCCACATCATCGCCTGATCATAGGACTTCTGCACGTCTTCACTCACGGCTCCGTCGCCACGCTCATCGAGGAAGTATCGAGCAATAATCATCACGACGTACTTGAGCGTCTGTGGCGGCTCATCTAGAGGCCTCTCGTAGTGAATAAGGTAAGAATCCGCCATAGCCTCGCCCCGCCTCAAGAACCGCTTGACCATCTCATCGTCCCGCGTTGGCCCGCTAGAGGAGATTGTCCCATCCTGCGCGTAGCTGTCGTCGCTGGCCTCCGCTTGTTCGGTCTTCGTCATCACGTCCGCAAACTCCGGTAAGCTGACATAGTTTAGGGTTGCCGTCATGACGATCTGACAGTTGGGATCAAATAGAGTGACAGTTCGTTGCATTTTTACAACATCTTCATCTTAGAGTTCCGGAATCTACCCGCGAAGAGCTACCTAATCACCAAGATCCGGAGCCATCTTTCAAAAAACCGCCAAGATACCGTGCCACGTAAAACATTGGGATCGCTTATGGCTTCGTCTGATCCTGCGTCATCTCCATCCGCTCCGGCGGAGCCAGAGGAAACAGGCACCCACTACAACTTCAAGTCCCTCACTCCAAAACGGGTGAAGTACATCATGCAGAGGGCGGATGCTCATGGTCGCGTGGATATGCTATACAAGTTGTACGACGACATGGAGACCACCGACATTCGCTACGGGGGCATTCTGAACCAGCTAAAATCAACCATTGCCGGGTTCCCTCTGCGCGTTCAACCCGCAGAAGGTCGGAGCGCCGCAGAGCGCAAAGCCGCAGAAGAATACGCCGAGTACGCGCGGGCGGCTATCGACACGCTCAACACACACAACCTCACCAAGGAATTTGTTGAGCCCTACATTCGCGGGTGTTCGCTGTTCACTATCAACTGGGGCCTTGAAGATCTTCCCTACAACCGAACAATGTACTTCCCGCAAAGCGTTGATCCGGTAGACGGGCGTCATCTCGTCATGGACAACGATCCGGCGTCAGATTCCTACGGAGAGATCAAAATGCACACCGACGATAGCGGCAAAGCGATCCCTGAAAGTGAGTTGCCAGATGACAGCACGCTCTTCATCGAAGACGGGAAGGGCAATGGCAATTACTCCCGGATGGGACGAGCCCGCAACATCCTTCCGTGGTGGATCGGCGTTCGGTTTGTCTCTACCTGGTGGGCTCAGTACATCGAATCCTACGGTAAGCCTACACGGATTGGAACGTATCCTCGCGGATCATCCAAAAAGCGGCGTGACGAACTCAAGAACTTCCTAAAACAGGTCGGAGCCGATGGATATGGCCTCTTTCCGAAGGGCATGGAGGTTGAGCTAAAAGAAGCTGCGGAGAAAGGACAGATGACGACGTACCAGGACTACATCAACAAAGCCCACACCGAATACAGCATCAACGTCGTCGGGCAAGCCGGAACGACCGGAGAAGGTGGACAAGGAAGCTATGCCGAAACCGCAATTCTCAACGGCATCCGTCATGACATTTTGACACATATTGGTCACAACCTCGTCTCGTCCGGATACGAGGGAACGGTGAAGAAAGGTCTCCGGCTCAACTACGGCGACCTATTTGAGGAGCACTTGACACCGACGATCAAACCCATTCTGCTTAGCAGTCAGAACGCGCAGCAGAGGGCGCAAGCGGCGCAGATCCTATCGCAGGAAATGGGCGTTCCCGTTCCCGAACGGCACCTCTACGAGAAGATCCTTGGCATCGAGAAGCCACAGGAAGGAGAGAGAGTCGCTGTGAGCGGAGAAATGGTTGACTACGATGGTACCCTAGAGTCTCTCCCCGAACCGCTTAGAGCCGATTCTGATGGCTCTGGGGGCGCGAACGACAACACGCGGGAAGCAAATGGCACCGGCGACACCTCCGTTGCAACCAACCCAGACCAAGAAAGCACTCAGAATTGATTCTAAGCCCGCTAAGCGGTCGTGTGAACGGAGTTCATTCTGAGTAAGAGGTAAACCAAACCCCCGCCCCCTAAATCCGCTTACACGCCAAAATAAGCGCTTCTCCGCCCAGGTCACTATGATATCGTATCATCAAATTTAACTTAGACCAACATTGGTGTGCATTGTGCTTTAGTAGTTAGGTACCGATTTATAATACCCGGAGTTGGAGTGAAAAGTGTCTACCTATAATAGTTAATAATTACCTATGGCGCGCGGCGACGTGAACGAGGTTCTCAACATGCAAGAGTCTCGAATCACCGCTCAGGTCGAGGGTGAAGGGCCCGTCCAGCATCTTGAGCGGAAGTTCAGAGACAACATACACCAAGCAAATCGGTGGGGCAAGAAACTGCTAGAACGGAAAGTGCGGCAAAAGCTCCGGAGGGGGGTTCCCGGCGAAGGTTACGACGCAGACTACGCGGACCGGAAAAGACAAGATACGGGGCGACAATATGGCATAACTGGCCCGGTCGATTTCCGCTATTCTGACAGGCTTTGGAACGAGTTGGTGGGGCGAGGACGTGCCAAAATGTCAAAACCGAGCCTGCAAATGTGGCTCGGGCTCAAACATCCGAACCGACAGCGCCCCGAAAGCGCCCCCGGTGGTGGAGGTATTACGTATAAGCAGCTTGCCAAAGTCCTTCGGGGCATGAAGCCGGGTCCCGACGGCGATCCGTTTAGCCCGAGTGAGAAGGGGCGAGAAGAAATTGCCGAGGGCATTGCCGATCGTCTTATGAGCTAAAACACACCGCCCCCGCTTGATCCTCCATATCCGAGCCACTCGTCTTCCTCGTCGTCGGCGAAGCCGCTGTAACGATCCGGGTCCATCCCCTCTGGCATTTGGCCCGCGTCTTCTGTGCGGCGGTCCCGCTTCATGTCCTCGACCATCTCCCCGATGTCCATTTGCCCGTGATCGATCTCGTTGTGGAAGTAGTACCCAAGGTAACGAACCGTGTCGAAGAAGTGAGTGCGCGGCTTTGATCGGTCGTTGGATCGGTCCCGTTTGTTATCGATCTTGCCGTTTCGTTTCTTCTCAACAGCAGCAACAGAAGCCGCAACGCCTCCGGATTCGTATTGTGATTCAGGAAGGAAGCAGATCCGGGCGTGGCCCTCGGCGTTCTGCAATAGCTGGTTCGTGTGCGTCAGCGTATCCTCTCGCGGAGGATTTGAGTACTTGATCTCTCCCTCCAACCCTTGACCTGTTCGGTTTGTGAGAAGGCCCGGAATCACAAGCGGATCGGTGAACTTCGCGGCGAAGGAGCGCACAATATCCCAGTTCGTCACCGTCGCTGCAGCAGTCTTGCTGTTCCCCTGAGCGTCCCCAACTACCTCCAGGGTTGCCTGGTGCTTATCGGAGTATTCTCGAACTACGTGCCGCATCAAGCCCCTCGTTCCTCCGCCCATCTTATCGTCGTTCCACACCTCCAGCTCATCGACCTGAGCAAGTACGGTCTGGTTCGGTTCAGCGTACTCACTTAGCCTATCGTAACGTTCAACTTCGTCTTCTTCAGTGTGAACCAGCACTTCTTCAACCTTGTTTCCGTTCCATACGATCTGAACGTTCATATGCGACCACTTCTGGTTCCAAGCCCTTCGTTGCCATAAACTTCCGCACATCGGGTTAATGTTGAAGTCAAGACTAAGGATGAGGTCGTCGTACGGATCATAATCCGTAAGAAGACGCGACATCCGTCCCTTTCGGTGCAGCTTAGACTTGTACTCGTAAAGGGCGCGGTTCGAGTTCTGACTTACGCGCCGAGCATGAATTAGACGCTCCGCCTTAGACTTCGAGAAGGTATTGTAGTACTCATCGATCTTCGCTTGCCCGATATTCTTCTTATTCTCCGTTAGGATCGGCTCCCGTAGGAGCGAATCGTGTTCATCTGGATTAAAATCCTCGCCCTTCACAAAGCCCATGCTTTCTTCAAGCATGTCGTATATCCAGTGCTCCGGGCCTTCTGTCATCCCAGCAATGAAGATCGGGTTCTTTGTTTCCTCTCCGGCGATATGTGTACCCCGATTCCTAGAGTTCGCAGTAACAAAGTTTGCTTTTTCCGCCTGCTGTATTTCCTCAACCCACATGAAGTCATACTGCGACCCTTCCATCGCCTGCACCGACTCCATAGAACGCACAAACAGTTTGAAGGTCTTACCATCCTGGTAGCCATCCCCATCTAGATCGACAATATAGAACTTCGACTCTTCCTGTCCTCGAATCTTCTTAGATCGAAAATACTCCGCGTCGTACCCGAGCTTTTTGCACACCTCTAAAAACGGACCGCCTGCTGCATCCTTTGCTTGGCGATCCGTGTTTCCCACGACAACGCCCTCAGCACCTGGATACTTTTGGCCAAAGTAGAATGCGAAGGTCGCCCCGTAAAACGTTTTCCCGCTTCCTTTGGCACCAACCAAAGATTGTCGCCATATGTCATTCTCGGTTAGGTGCTTCCACAGAATGCATTGAGACGTGGTTTGTCGTTCTGGTTCCCCGTACGGATGCTCGTACGGATCACGCAACTCGATCTCGAAGCTATCTTCAACGTCGTCGGCGATTTCGTCTATGTCAACATCAGACTTCATAGGTTGGTTATTCCTCTTCGATTTGGTCAATTGCGTCCATCAGATCCTTACATCCTGTTTCGTGTCCTTTTCCCCGGTTCACGTCGTGACCGCCCCTCCGACAAGGACAACGATTCACTTCGTCTTCGTACTTCTGATTGGGACAAATCAGTGTGCGAATACGGCGTAAACGCTTTATTAGTGTTTCAGATTTAGACATATATGATACACAAATGATCTTGTGTAAGAAGAGTGAAATGCGAGCCAACTCCTGGGCAAGGCGGATCTGCTCTGAGTAGATCGGAAGTTGGTCGGGCCCTCCCCGCCTTGTCAGTCAGAATTCAAGAGCGGGCATAGCCCAAATTTGCGTAGCCCCCGATGAGGCCCAATCGCCGCGTTTACTCGCTCTTGGGTAACGCGCAGCGCGTAGTTTCAGCTACTCCGCCTCCGATACGAGCGTCTCTGCGTACTCGGCATCAAAATCCTGTAGTTGATCGAGGCGGATCTGTTTGATCTTCTCCCGGATGAGGCGGAACGTTTGCTTGTCGACCTCTTCCCGCACGGCGAACAGCACCTTCCGCATGAACTGCTCCTGGAGCATCGCAAGCTCTTTACCCCGATTCTCAATCTTGCGAACAAGAGAAACGACTTTCTTGAGCCCGTCGGCGTCGAGCGGAATGTCGCCGCGGGCCATCTTCTCCGTCGCCTTCTCGATCGCCGCCCGCAGCTTCGGCATCTGGTTCTCCCAGAACTCGTCCTGACTTTCGATGCGGGTTACCTTCTGCTCATTCTCTTGTCGGATTACTTCGGTGGCGTGGTGATCCTCTAGCCACTCGTCCCAGGGCGTTCCGCCCGTGAGCAGTCCCTTCTTAGACCAATTATAGTAGGTTTGGCGAGCGATCCCGACTTCCTCGGCGATTTGCGTTACCGACACGCCATCGTTCGTCATCTGGAGGGCGCGTTGAACGTCTTCTTCTGTATGGGGCGAGCCTTCGATCACGGGGCTTGAAGTTGGGTTCAAACGAGCTTGCGAATCGGGGCGGTTTCGGTGACTTGAGATGCGCAAACAGGACCGTTCTGCGGCATTTCCGCCTCTGTCCAGGAGTTGGCATCAGTTCACTCTGCTTTCACTCGTGTTTTACGCGTTTTGTTCCCGCCCTTGGACACTTTTTTGACAGTTAGAGGGGGGTTTGCGGTGGACAATGATACAAAAATCGGGGGTATCTGAGAGTGGATAGGTGTTCTGCGCCCCCACCAACCCTCATATAATTTTCACACAACCCCGCCCCAGGCCCGGAGGGGGGCATTACGCATCTACTCACGTGAATACTTCGCGTAGGAGGAACGCTGTGCGGTCCTGGGCACAGAGGGGGTTAATGTAAAAATTGTGTGAAGAAGCGCCCTGTCAACCCGGTAAAATTCCCTCACTTCTGCTAAATTCCGCGTCGGCGTGTAGAAGCTACATGCAAGGGTTGTAGAAATAACATAGTTATGATATAATGACACAACCCGAATGTGTCACATTGACAGGCCAAAAGTCTAGCTTAGGTAAAAAAAAAAAACGACCTGAGCCAACAGCTTCGCCACTGTTGGCCCGAGCCGTGTAGAAACGTAATAGGATACCGACGCCGGGTTCGCACGGAGATTCAGATACCTTGCATATTGAAATGTCCCTGCTGCACTTGGGTATATTCTACATTGACCCATTCCATCGGGACATCACCATCGGTCTCGTACCGCGCGTACTTCGCCGCCTCCTGAATGTACCAGTGAAAGTCCTCAGGACTCATGCTCGTTAGTATTGTGAATTCAACCGACTCCTCTTCGAAGATTTCTCCGAAGTGGGGGCGAGATTTATTCCCGTCATCAGTCCAGAGTCCACGTTTCTCATCGATGCGACATCCACCGAAATCAATGCAAATCTGCTCTTCCATAAGACGGAAGAACTCGTCCACATTCCAGTCAATGTGACCGTAGCCAAAAACGAGTGATATTTTATAACGCTGAGGATTATCCAACATGGTAAGTAAAGATGGTATTTAAAGAGTAATGTGAAAAGGTTTGCGCACTGTTACGTGCGGATGTACCCATTACTGAGTACGAGCTTCCACGCATTCGAATCATCGTATTTCAAAGCGTTGTACACGTCCACGTCGTACACCCCCAAGATCCGGTGTAGGCCCGGATCTACTTTGGGGCAAGCGCTCCCGTCTATGTATGCCGCATCACCAGCACCAAAGACAGTGTGTGTCCGTATCTGTCGGATTGTGAGGCGGTCTACCTTCATATCTGTGGTAGTGGTAGGATGAGAAGAACACCGATCTTAGGTGCGCTAAAGCACCTGAGTAAGAAGGATCAGAAGCATAAACCAAATCAGCATTAACATGCAAGTTCGGTTCGCATCAGAGTGTGTCATAGTGTAGCGTAGGTTTGTGGTTATAAGTGGTAGTTACGAATGCGTGTATTCTCACACCCCGGAAACGTGTGTGCGTGTTGCGCCGTCGTCGCTCCAGTAGTCCCGCTCTACGGTCCAAATGATCGCCTGTGCTTGCGCGGGGCATACGTCGTACAGTGTCGAGCACATCCGCACAGCGCGCTCAATCGCACGCTGGGCGTTTCCGGTGGGGGACGGCGAAGAAAGCCCGAAGCGATTCACTATCCTCCACATCCACGAATCAATCGTCACAGGGTAAAGATCGCCGCTTAAATTTGCGTGGAAAGGTTTGGTTTTGGCTCCACGAGGATACGCAAGATCGTCCCCTGTGAGGTATCGAACAGCACGTTTGGCATTTTTGTTATACACCGTAGCGCGGCAAGCAACCTCGAATAAAATCTCTTGCGTAGCGCCATCCGAATACCAACGTAGCATCTGCTCAGTCCCGCGGAGATTGCGGCTCCACGGTGTGAGCGGGCTCAGGTGCGCCACAACGCCCGCGGCACGGTGAACGGACACCGTAGTACCCTCGATCGCCTCTGAAAGGCGCTCTGTGGCACTAGGATACCAATCTAGGCCCGCGCTCCATACCTCTGGACGGTCCGAGGCCCAATCGAGCCGAACACAGTATTTGTTGAAAGCCGAAAGTGTGCGTGATCGTTCTTTCGTCTTCATGGATATAACGCGTTATTTGTTGGGTTTGTCAATAAGCAAATTTGCGCCCCCTACCGCAAGTTCGGAGGCTTCATTTAGGTCCGGAGACTCCGCAGGTTGTCCCCCAATGACTGTCTTCATAAGCTCCAGCGCTATCTTTTCGCGCTTTGTGAATCCTCCAGAAGATGACCCGTTGCGGTGGAAGATAGGGTGAACCGGTTTGAAGGGTTTGGTGTTAGCCATAATCAAGTTGTGTGTTTGGTTAGACGACAAGGTTTGGCGCGTTCTCATTTAACGAGGCGTCAAGGCGCGGTTAAATACGCGCCGCGCCCAGCTATAGCTGTACCAGCTAGCCACGTACTCAATGCCCTTTTTTGTATATCGAGCGACCCAAACACCGCCGTCTGCGGGCATATCGCCCGGCACCACCGAGCGCACATCCTGAAAGGGACTCTCGCCCCTGACACGGACCACCGTAAAGCGGTCCCGCCCCGTATTTTTGAGCAGTCGCAAAGGTCCTTTCGAGTCGATGACTTTGATGTTTTTCATGGTCCAAATTCGGTTTGTGTTCGTAGTGAGTGAAAGGTGCGGAGGGACTCCGAAGGATCGAACCGCGGGGCGATGCTGTCCAGCGTCCCTAAACTTGACCGTTGGGCGAGTCCACACGCTCGGAATGGATTGTGACGGTACGTGTATCTTCCGCACCATGATCGTAATGATGGCGATCTTCACGCGCATACACAACCTGCTCAGGTTTGTAGACTTCCAAATCGTCCGGATCGTCCACATAGAGGCCAATCCCGCGCAGAGACACAATGATCTCATCAATTTTTCCTCCTTCCAAACGAGAGGCGAGCGCGCAAACGGTTGTTTTGTACTCCTGCGAAAAATGAGCCATTGTCTTGTAGGGTGTGTTGTGCGGAGTCAGTGTAAGTGCTAAATAAAGCCCCGCGGGGCACAGTGTCAAGTGCGCCCCGCGGACCTAAGATTTAGTTCATGTGAATCAGTTGTCGTTTGGTTGTGGGCAAAGAAGACAAACCAACCGACACGAAAGACTCGTAGGCTCGTCTCCCATTGTCAAGCGTGATCCGGCTCGTGTAAACGTGCAAGTCAGTCTGCATAATAGAGGTACAGGTTTGTGTTTGCAAGTAACGTGCAAGTCAATATGATCCGCGGGGCGGAGCCTTTCAAGCCCCGCGGCACCGATTCACAATCTATTCAAGATGTCCCCCGTCTCTATCCAATCGGTCGGCATACATGCCCACATCTTCGTAACGGTCCGCTTGTTTTTCGGTGTTACAAAAAATTAGAATGTGTTGAACCCTCCCCGCGTCTCTCGCTTCAATAGTGGGTTTTTTCAGGTCGCCGTCCCTCAAAGTCCGGACAAGGCCCAGGACGTGATCCATCTGTGGGCGAGTCCCGCGAATGCGAACTTTCGTTTTTTTAAGGCGAAAAGTTTTCATGACGTAATTAGGTTTGGTTCGTGTAGATAACGTACCCCGCAAACAAGGCCACGCGGATCGGACTGTCAAGGCCCTTCGCCCGCTTTAACACGCGGTTCACATTCGGTATGATCGCCCCTGCGCCGCGCGGCCCCGGTACGCAGCAACCTATATTCGTATTCACACGTACGCGCCCACGCCATTGGGCGGAGTTCGTTCCGCGAAAGGGGTAGTGTACTCCCCCCACCTTCGGCCCTCTTAAACGCCAAAATAAGCGCCTTGAGAGCATGTCACCGCTTGCGGGCTTAGAAACGGGATTAGGTTAAGATTATGTAAAGATGTTCTAGGCCCTTGACATTGCTTGGGGGCGTGCATAGGTTATAAATAAGCAGGGGAGGCATATCTAAATTACAAAAATGACCTACGTAAAAATGTAATAAATTGGGGGAGCGGGGCGGGTAACACCTACCCGCCCCCTACGGCAAACCCGGAACTTTCTACATAGTCTCTCATTCCTGGGTAATTCTGTAACGCCGACCCTTATATGAAGATTTAAGATAGTTACTAACATTAGATAGTTTTGATGGTTACTAACATTAGTAATTACCCCCCATTACACGAAAATAGTCCAAAACCCCCCATACACGAAAATAGTCCCGATTTACCCCCATACACGAAAATAGAATCGAATTAGCCCCCACCCCCATACACGAAATTGGGCCCCCCATAGGGGGGTGTACACGAAATTAGACCAAAAAAATCCGCCCTGATCGCAAATTGATCAGGACGGATAGGTATTTTCGAGAAGGGCGCCCAAAAGAGACTCTATCTCAGGACGGGAGCCTTGCCCAGGAGTTGGCTCTGTTCCACTTTTGAACTAAAACTGTATCACGCGTGGTCGATCGCTCCACCCTGTACTCGTAAGGACAATCATCAAACTGGCAAGAACGGGACGCTTTCTTCATCCCGTCGAGCCCCGCGGAGTTGATCACAAACCCGATCCCGAAAATCCCAGCGCCAATGAGCAAGATCACAGTAACTCTTTGACCTTTGCTGCTACTCTCGGTTGCCAGAAGCCCCGCGCAGAACATTGTGAATCCACCGAATATAGCAAGAAAGGACATAGTGACAATTGTCGTCTCTTAGTAACAAAAGTGGTGACAATGTCTCTACTTCCGAGACCCTAGAACGGAACCAGGACGCAGAAGTTGGTGTGAGGAAACTTGTTCATAAGTTCGGTCTTGAGACGCACCGCGTCTACGCCGAACCCGCTGTCTTCCCGCATGTAGCCCTTGATCTTTACTTCAAAACCTACGCCGTACGCGTTTCCGTCTCCCGGTTCTCGGCGCTTTGCCCGCGTCACGGAAAATCCCGGCATGTTGTCGATAACTCCCTCTCGCATCTGAACGAAAAGGGCGCGGCGAACGAATGGTCGGATCTTGTTGCCGTGCATAACAGCTTAGCGACTTGTGAGAAGGCGAGAGTACCCCAGAGGCCCAAGAACAGCGAGCCTCTTGGATACCCCTTACGAAATTATCCATCTTCTTAGAGCGGCGCTATATGCCCATAGGAGTCCCCTCCCTCCGCATCTCGACCTTCCGAACTTCCATGAATGCTATTTCTCGAATCCTGTCTTCATGATCCTCGAAAAATAGTACCGCGTCTTTCCGGTCCTCTTCGTCTACCGGATCGTAATCCGACCACGTGACGCCCATGATCTCCGTCTCAGTGTGGCCCGGATAGTGCCGCGTGGTTGGCGAGTGATCAATGCGAGCATCCACGTCCAGGATTCGTTCATAAGGCTCAACGTCAAGTGGAATTACAACTTCAACTTCCATTGGCTTAGATTTGGTCTGTGTTGAATGTTTCGCGTAATACATTATCGCGCAGCGGAGAACCAGTCTTCGGTTCAGCGCGGGGGTAAAGTGAACTACAGACGCCGCGCCCTCGGTGGCTCTCGGCGAGACTTTTCCTTTCTGATACAGCGGACTCTCTTCCCGCAAGTTCGTCATCCAGAGGTTTCGAGCGTACGACAACTTCGCCTCCGGATGCACGTAGTACCCAAACCCTTCTGCGGGTCTACGTGAATCGCCTTCCGCAGATTTGGTTCCGTCTTCAGCGGGGTCTGCTGAGCTTTCTTCTGAATCGAAGCGATCGGGTCAATGGTAGACATAATCTGGGTTGCTGTTTATGAGTAGGTAAGTAAACACCCCGCCCTCTGTTGTGCCATCTGACACAGCAGAAAGCGGGGGTAGTTTCCAACTCTGTTTGAAGAAACAGAGAATTGATTAGAGGGCGTCTTCATGCGGGTAGACACCTACGCCCCTCATTCGACCCTTAATTCCATCCTCAGTTTGCTCGCTCCAAAGAACGAGACGATCTGCGGTCTGTATCGGAATATCTCCGTCTGTTCCCTTATCCCGCGCAAACTCTGGGATGTGGAAATACTTCGATCGGAATGGATTGTACGCTACACGAACCCCCAATTGGTCTACTCGCATGAGGACGTTCTGGTAGCTCTCTCTCCGGTCCAGATCCCGAACATACACCCCGACCGCGTACGCGCACGCGTATCGGCTTCCAGAGTCAACGACTCTTTCGTGAGACTTATCCTGCACGCGAAACTCTACATCTCGCAGAACAACCGGACTCGGACTCTGCACGAGCATTTCGCCGTACTCCCCATTCGTAGAGTTGCGCCGCTTTACAATGATTGTCTTGTTGTTCAGATTCATCCGGGCGCTCACACGCTCTCCGTCTAGCGGTCGTTCGCGGATCTCATCGTCAATGTCGGCAACGTCAAACATAGTACGTATCGCGGTTGATTGCATTGGTCAGTGTATCCGCATAAAGAAATGGCCTCTCAGGAGGTTCCCCAAGAGGCCAGCCTTCACAGCCTATTCAAAATGACCGGGGGCCAAAAGGCGGACAAAGGTTTGTCGGTTCGCCCGCTGCGCGAGCTAACGACAAGATCCCCGTGCGCTGAGGGGACTTCGCCCCCAGCGTCTCAAGGGTTGCCCTACGCACTCCCTTCACCACCAAGAACCGCGTTAAGAAGGGGGCGGGCGTCGTTGAAACTGTGGGCCTTTTCAATTACGTCTAGTATATCCCCGAACGTCTCTCCACTTTGAACGCCCCCAAGGTCGATAAAGTTATCGACCCGGCGAACATCTGCAAACTCTCGAACAGCAATTCGAGCCTCCTGCTCGCCGTATTCGTCAGGAAGAGTGACGAGTACGATTCCAACCTCGGACTCGACGTATTTCATGCCGAAGAACACCCGTTCGGTGTCAAACATACAGGCATCTTCTTTCTGCTCGTACGCAATGACTCGGCGTTGCATGGTATGTGCTAGCTTGACTTGTTAGTGATTTCAATTCGGTCTCCACACCACGGGCAATAGATGATTGGTCTATTGAACAAGCCCCCGACGTAGAAGCCCCTGTCCGTCTCCGTAATGACCGCCCCCCATCCCTCCGTGTCGGTGCCAGATTGAAGCGCCTTCTCAAAATTCCAGCAGCAGTATTCACTCACCGGTGTGGAATCATTCGTTAGAAAGACATGTCAAACGGCACCTCCGGGTAGTCCGTCGCGGTAGCGGCTACCCACTCCGGCATCTCAATCTCCGAGATGTACACAAAGTGTACGACCGACGCGCTCTTCGGGTACCGCTCTGTATCAAACCCAACCGCGCTTGCGTACTCCTGGTACGCCTTCGCCTCGTCGGTTTCGTTGCTGATATGATGAAGAAGTGTGCCGACGAAGATGGCGAGACCATCGTCGTTTGGATCAACGTCTTTCATAAGACTGTGTTAGTTTGTTAGGTAGTTAGTGTGAGGTTTATCGGGCCGACCTATCTTTTTGTTTATTCGGTTAAAAACAAAAGATTGTTTTCGCCCCGATTTACTTGTGTCGCTCGTTTTGGTACTCTTCTACCACATTCTTCGCTTCCGACAATGCAAGGTCGAACTCCGCTCGAACTTCCTTGATGACCTGAATCTTGTTCTCCACCAGCTTTCCGTCCCGGTCCACGTAGCCCTTGTCTCGAAGGAACTGGTCTATCTCACGCTGCTCCTTCATATACGCCTCCGCAACGTCGAGCGCCGCTTGTATATGCCCGTGTTGGCGAAGCATGGGGAAAATCTGCATTGTCGTGTGGTAATCGATCTCAGAGCTATCCATTGGTTGCAATAGAGTTGATTAGCTTGATAGCTTCGGTAAGCCCCCGCCCCATAACGTAAGAAAGACCAATCATTCCCGTGCGGTACGTCGCAATCGCCGCCTGCTGTGGAGAGGAGTCCGCCACCGCCCAAAACTGGTGCTGCATTTCAATCCCGTGATAGACCGCGAAGCCGATCACGATCGTCCAGATCAGAACGAGAAAGAAGTTCGCGCCTCCGTAGTCTTCATTGGCGTATTTCATAGCAGACTCAGTTCTTACTTCGGATATAGCGATTTTTTCTTGGTGCCCTTCGTGCAAAGAACCCGAAATTGGCACATTGCATGTGCAAATTATTGTGCCGCTCGCGGGATTCGAACCCACACCTGCGCAGGCTTCGCGCTGCTCAACCATGAGCGAAGGCGGCATGTTGGCGGGATTGTGGCTCGGCGCTCCCACCGGGCAACCGCACTTACCAAACATTAGCCATTGCTCACATATTACAAGACGAGCCTGTGAGTAGGCCCCCATAAAATACCGTGTGTCATTAGAACGCTTGAGGCCCTTCGTAAGCTAAAAGGGGTTATCAAACGCCAACCGGCGTTTGATGATCGTTTCTAGCGCCCCCAGGAAGCTAGAAAGAAAGATCATCTTCTACGACCTTATACGTCTCTCCATAGCAGCAGACTTCTTTCACGCCGCTCAGGTTCAGGCTCTTCGGGTGTCCCGCCTTCACGTCGTAGACCGTCGCAAGGTCGTTGGTCAGATCGTGAGCGGTATCCATCGTACCTTCAGTGGCCTTGGCATTCCAGTGTTTGATCGATCCGTCGCTTCGGCGCTCCACGAATGCCCCGAAGAACACGCCGTCGCTGGCAATGTGAGCGAGAAGGTGCCGCGCTTGCTGCTGGGTAAGAAATTCCATGAGTCTACGTTGGTATGTGAGTAAGTAGTTAACTTCGCTGTAGCACTCAATTCTACGTGATTAGCCGCTATGGTTCCGGGTGTTCTCTATCTTCAAGCGATGCTCACATAACCTTTTGCTCGTTCTCGATAACCTCCAGTTGAGAATCGATAGGCGCGGCGTCACAGATCGTGCAGTAGTGAGATCGCTTCTTTTCGCTGTACTGATAGAGCCACTTCTTGTGATGTCCGCAGTTCGAGCAGACCCGCTCGTAGGACGCCATGAGGCGTTCTGGCAAATCGTCCACGCAGCGCTCCGGAAGGGCGTGGCACTCCTCAGCAACTTTCTTCCAGCGCCAACCGTGACCGCTTCCTGTTTGAACGCCGTAGCGTTCCATAGACACGGCGTGTGCAATCTCGTGCCGGATCGTGTCCTCCAGAACGTAAGCCGGAAATGCGCCGGAAGCCTGTTCACGCATCGCCCCAACGCCTAAATCCACGTACCAGGGGCGAGAAATCTTGATTTTCCCCGCCTTCGGGGGATCACCAGGGTTCGGTCCCTCTTGCCACCAGCAGGATCCGAGCGTTCGCTTCCCCCCGAACATCTCAATCGTCCAAGTCACGGTGTTGAGCCCAGATTTCTTGAGCAGAGATTCCGCGTGATAGATGATCTGCTCCGCGTCGTCGGTCGTAATCGGATCGTCGTAATCAGGCAAAATCATGGGGCTAGAGAGCTTGGGTAAGCAAGATAAGTAACATCAACCAAATCATCATAAGCATGTACATCTGGTTGACATCCGAGCGCGTCATAACGTCAGGTAGGTTATTTAGCGTGAGTGTGCCGCATAGCACGCCAAGCCCCGCCACCGGTTCCTACTGTTCTTCATCTTCAACCAGTCTTGACAACCAGTGTTCTCTATCTTTTCACAAACACCAGCGGGACAAATCCAGTAGCTCTGAGTTGGCGCGTTCTTCGCCTATTGATTTTGAAATAAGTTTTAATACAGCTTAGCTAATTAAATTTTACCCCCGTAAACTTTTATTAGCCCAACACCCCCATACACGAAAATACACCAGATTGGCCCCGATACACGAAAACAGATTAGCCCCCGACCCCCACCATACACGAAACGCTACCCGGTACAGATTCACTCGAATCTGGCCCGGCTCCAGCAGCAACTTAGCTGCGGCTTTAGCCCGGTACACGAAACCAGATTCCGAAGCAGATGAGACGAGACCCTGTGTACACGAAATAACCCCCTATACACGAAAACACACGATTTCTGAGCCGGGTCGGCGTTTCACGCGTGAGCGTGCGTACGCGCCACAAATTTAACCTATTTACAATTAGTCTTCTACTAATATAACATAGTTACCTAGGACCAACATGTGGTCAGAGGTTGGCCTTCTTAGGTCGGCTAGGGTGTGACACGCGAATGTGCGCGTAGGTGCGCGTGTGATGTTGCGGGTTGTGAAGATTCTCTGATGACACGCCTGGCGAGGAACGGGAGCCTTGCCCACATGTTGGACACGTCACACTCTAAAAGAATCAGTCTAGAGGTGACCTATGAGCGTAGCCCCTAACAATCCATTTGAGTTCAATACAAACCCTGTCGGTATCGATGAGTACCTTGCTCAAGCTGTTGAGAATGAGTTTCGCGGGTATTCGGGAGAGGAAAAAGAAACAGATACGGAGTTCGATCTGGATTCCAGCGAAGAGCTTACGGTGTACAGAGCGGCGCGTCTAGCCGTCGAGCGTGCTGTTTCGGCGCTCCGGGGACGTAAGCTAAGCGCAAGGGCAAATGCCTTCCGGTCTTTTCTGATCGACGTTCGGAATCGACTCCGGTCTTAGATCGGGGTCGGGCGGGGAATAGACGCGTTTAACTTTGGTTTGAACCAGACCGAACTGAATCTATGGCTAACTTCCGGCAAATCAATCGGTTGATGGGCACGCCGCGGGAGACGTTCAAGCAAGTGCAGAATGGGGAGTTTGGGGACTACCTTTCTCAGCTTCTTAGCTCGGTGGACCCGCTTTGGGAAGAGCGAGCGGAGACGGAGATGGATATCTTCTACCGGCAAGCCCCACTCAAGGCGGTTGCCACCGAAGACGGTGTGGAAATGGTCTCGGCGCAGACGTGTAGACCCTCCACGCAGAAAGAGCGTGACGAGGGTCATCAAATGAGCGAAGAGGTTGTCGTCTCGAAGGTCATCCCGAAGGGCTCCGTGAACGGTGAGCTTGAGGCAATAGAGGCGTAGGCCCCGCCCCACACGAGTTTTTATTTTAGCTGACACGGCGTGATGATTAACTCTTTCGAGTACATGCGACAATCGGAGACAATTAAGATCCGCGCTATTGTGGTCATTGGTGGGGTTATTTTAATCTTTCTTCTGCTAGCGATAGGGGCGTGGAGTAGAAGCTACCACGCCGGAAATAAGATCCAAAAGCTCGAACATCGGCTAGACAGTACGAAGTCCCAAGTACATCGGCTTGAGAAAGCGCGAGATAGCCTGCTAAGCGTAGTTCGTAGAACAGAGGGGGGATTGGCAAGGGGCACCCGTGAAGACGTTTTGTGGACGACTAGAGCACTTTTGTCGGAGACGAAGCGACCTTCGGAGATGCTGCACGTGGCGACGGTGATCCGAAACCGGATGGATCGGGGGTATCGAGGGTCGGGGTCGGCGCAGGAGGTTGTGTTGGATCGATACCAGTTCAGTGGGTTCAACCCTGGGCGAGCGAAGCGTTTGTTTTACATGGGGCTCACCCGTAAGGGGCCACATGACTACTTGTGGGACGTGGCGTGGAATGTGTCGAGGTACGCAATGACTATGCCCCGCAGAGCGCTTCCCCTTGGGCCTTGTGTGACGCATTTCTTTCACGTTACGACAAATGAGGCGCGACCTAGCTGGCCCCTCCGGATGAAACAAGTAAACCTAGGCGACGTTCATCTCCCGCGAATCAAGTTTTACCGACCAGATCGCAGGTGTAATGGATAGATCAGAATATATTGGGGGATCAGATGCAGCGTCTTTAGTTGGAGCGAATAAATACCAAACGGTTATGAGCGTTTGGGAACGTCTTCGGAGTTGCGAGCAACCGGAGGTGTCGGGGGGACACGTCCAACGCGGAAACGACCTGGAGCCTCTGATCGAAAGCTGGATTCGGGAGAACCGGGACCCGACGATCAACTCCGAGGTGATCTACGATAAGTATGATGAGGGAGACCAATCGGATCAGATCTTTTTGCAGCACCCCGGAGACGAGCGGTTAGCGGGACACCCGGATGGGATTGCCCGGGGGTCGCTGTTTGGGGACGGAGAGCGTATTTGGGAGATAAAGGTACCTACCTCCTACTCGGTTGATGAGATTCGTCGTCACGGGCTTCCGAGCCGGTACAAGTTTCAGGTCCAGTGGTACATGCACATTGCAAACCAGGTTGGGTGGGTAGATGAAGCGCTTGTCTGTGTGTGGGACTGTGACGCTTGGGGCAACCCAATCATCATCGAAGTGCCACGAGATGAGGAGATTGGTGAAGAGCTTGAAGAGCGGGCGAAGGATCTTTTGTTCGCTGTGAAGATGGGGCAAAGGCCCGCATCGTCTACGTTCGGGAGTGCGGAGACGACGGTGGAGGGAGATGAGGATATGGATGCAATCCTCCGAGAGTATCAGGCGGCGAAGGCGGTGGAGAAGCGTTTAAAAGAAGAGCGTAAGCGGCTCAAGGCGCAGATCGTAACCTTTGCGGATGGGGCGGAGACGATTCAGACGGAGAATAACCTAGCTCGCCTAAAGTACAATCATGGTCGGTACGACGCGACGTATCTTTCTGTAACAGAACGGTAGATCAACATGTCTGATGTATTTCAACAGTATGAAGAAAGTGAAGAATGGGAAGTGATAAACGACGTGCCGTTGTACAGGCCCGTTCGGATTATGATGCGTCTCGTGGAGGCGATCGCAGAAGACTCCCGCCTTCAGTACCAGATGCGTCCAGGTTGGAATCCGACGCGGTTCGTGGACGTGGCGTTCAAGAACCTTCCAGCGGGGGGCGAGTCTTAAAGGGCTCTTCACATCCGAAGAGGAACGGGGAGGGGGCCCCGTCATTTAACAGGTTGCAATTTGGAGACAGACCCAGCAAACTCTCATCAAGACAAACAGACAGCTTATGAATACAGTGACTCTCGGGGGCAACCTCACAGAAGAGCCGGAGCTTCGGTACACGGGACAGGATACGCCCGTTGCCAACGTGACGCTCGCTACGAACGAGCGGTACAAGGACCGCAACGGCGAACTTCAGGAGGACGCGGTTTTTCACGACCTGGTGATCTGGGGTCCACAGGCGGAGGTGTTAAAGGAGTACGCGGATAAGGGACAGTTCCTGGTTGTCCGCGGGACGATTGAGACAAACGAGTGGGAAGATAGCGACGGGAACCAACGGCGCGATAAGGAGGTGAAGGTCCTTGAGTTCGACTTCGGTCCGCGTCAGGACACGTCGCCGAGCGCCTCGGGCGGCGAACAGGGTTCTGGAGGCGAAGACGAAGAGTTCGTCCCGGACGATGAACTTCCCTTCTAACTCTCTGAGATCGTTAGAAGCGAGCCTAAAGCTCGGATACGCTTTAGACCCCTTTCTAGTCAGTGTCCATGTCGTAGTACCGACGCAGTCTCTTTTCGCCTGGAGGAAGTCTCTCCGGGCGGGAGGGGTTGTGTCGCTTATTTTTGAATAACAAACAGGAGCAGTATCATGAAACGAGTTGTGCCATTCACAGATCAGGCGTTCTCTGAGGAAAGTGCGGTTATGCGCCTGATGGTGTACATGTCGGCGCTTATGGAAGAGTCTGCGGAGATAGCTGCTGACATCGACGTGTATAACAGCGCGTTCGAGAAGGTCGAAGAGATCCTCCAGCATCTTCCAGATAATGATCCAGATATGGCGGTGGAGCTAATGATCTATGATGGGAATATCATCTTTCATCCATCGAAGGCGCTTTTGGATGCGGTTGACATTGTGTACGACTAACGGTATTGAACGGATAACGTAGAAGGGGGAGGGCGATCTAGTTTTTCCTCTGACCAAACAGGTCAAAAACATGAACCCGATCAACGACATTGTCCTAAAAGAACTCCAGGCGTACTTTCCGGAGGATCACGTGGAGTGCCGAATGGGACCGACCGGAGGGAATGACGGAGACGGAAATCCGGAGGTGGGCAAGCCGCTTTTCTACATCCCGGCTCGGCGCGTCCAGCAGCGCCTCGATAACGTAGTCGGACCGATGGGATGGGAAATCAGCTACGAGACGCCGGTGAACCGCGAGAAGGGCGGGATGGATGCGGGCGTAGAGGCCACGATCTCGATCTGTGATCCATTCACGGGGGAGTGGGTGTCGAAGGCGGATGTGAGCCAAAACACCGGCACCGAGCCGATGAAGGGCGGGTACTCGAAGGCGATGGTTCGTGCGGGTGTTCAGTGGGGAATTGGTCGCTATCTTTACCACCTTCCGGACACTGGTTGGGAAGACGTAGAGCAGCAGTACGGAAGCACCGTGTTCGCTGATGATCCGTCGGTGCCCCCTCAGTTTACCGCGAACGGCGGAAGTAGTGGATCGCAGTTCACCCAGGAAGAGACGCGCCAGCTTCGCCGGGCGGCTCGGGGGAAGGATCGAGAAGAGGTGAAGGAAGCGTTTGATCCGGAGAAGTCGTTCTCGGAGGTGCTGGACGCAATCCGCGGTCTGTAACTCACAAGGGCTTTAGAAGGTCATGTCTCGCAAGGTGTGCGCCATTTTAGCGGTCGATCGCTCGGAGTACCGAAGAAAGGTACGCGAGATACGAAGGCGATCGTCGGAAGATGACGTAGGCCCGGCGTGTGTCTTCATCCGGTCTAAAGAGACGCTGGATAAGATCGATGAAGATGAGGTAATCACCTGCGAGAGGTTCTGGAGCCGAGACGACGCGGTAGAGATTGCGCAAGCTGCGAATAATGGCCTTAACTGATGAAAGAGTTCTCGTGGTATCAGCGGGCGCTTCATTACCTGTGGATTAGCCGAAAATAGTACACGAAGCAAACGATGGCGAGTGATTGGACCACAGACAAAGCGGAGATCCCGCCTTCCGGAGAGCGCCAAGACATGACGCTTTCGGATATGGGCTTCGATCGGAATCGCAAGCCATCCGACGCGGGCGCGGACAAGATTGTGGTCCGCGCTGTGATCGACAACGGAGACTACGAAGGATTCCGAGTATCGATGGGGTTTCTTTCGCCATCGGTAAATCCAGACTTCCGAGAGCTTCTGAATGCGGCGCGGATCATTGACGCTCAGTGGGCCTTGGGCGCTATCGACCCAGCGAGATGCGTGAAGATCATCAAGGGGAACTTCGAGAAGGAAGCGCGTTTCTCCGCGGTCGTTCACGTCAACGAAATAGAGACTGAGAGTGAGCGGGTAGCGAAGTATGTCCTGCGTGAGTTCGGGGAGCCAAGACATGAGCCGGATCTAATTCTTCAATCAGAGCCGCAACAATTCAATCGAGACGTATGACCCTGTGGCAACCAGTTGTGACCATCAAGCCGGGGGAAGAGTATCACGCCACCGAAGTCTACGACGAGCGCGGGAAGGCGCTTGCACACGCAACGCGCCTGCGTAGGAGGTTCAAAGACGGCGCGGGCGGTGGCGTGAGTACACGGATTGATCCGTTGATCTTCAAGCAAACAGACTTAAGTGAGTAATGGAACGGTTCAATTACTCGTACCTCAACGAGCACAGCAATGTCTACCTGTCCACGTCGTATAGCCATCCGAAGGGCGAGATCATGCAGAGACGGTTCGAGATGGCGCTTGATGAGTACTATGGATTCGATCATGTGGTGAAGAACAACGGGAGTCTTGAAGACTTTCTTGAATACTCCAAACGCTTTGTCGAACAGAGGTTCGCGTAAGTATGTTGAATCTAGATCGGTTAGTTCTGTACGTTTTGTTTGGATCTCTGTATTCCCTGTCGGTCTTTGTGGTGGGGTTTACCTTCACAATAATTCTCATAGTCGTATTATAGTTTATGTCTGTTCATTTCTTAAAAAAGGTTAGAAGATACGCGTGGACAGATAAGGTGGTAGCTGTTTCTGCGTGCGGAGGTCTAATGGTTGAGATAGATGATGGAGAGAATGTGCCGGGGGACACGCCGAAGCTTACAGAAAACACTGATAAGGTAAGTTGTGGTCGGTGTGAAAAGACACATGTCTACACCCAGGAAGCACAAGAGGTGTGGAAGTTCGAAGAGGGAGTTGATGTAGTTTTAGCTAAGCTCATTGATTGGGCGGCAATTTACATAGATGGAGAGCTAGTATGCCAGAATCATTCAGCGCAATTCGAAGCTGTCTTAGATAAGCTGGAGGGTGAGAAGATTGGTACGTTTCGTGAGTTTCAAGTTCAATCCTGGTTCTCGGAGAACCGCCCAGGTGGCGCGTATCTTCCGTCGCATCTCGATGATTACCCGGATAATGTAATCCCAAACTAATGGATGAAGCTCCGTTTCACAAGACCCAGGACGAGTGCACAAGTGTTCATCGGAGTCTTTGCGCTTCGTTTAAGATCTCTCTGGCGCAGATTGAGGATAGTAAAGATCCGCCTGAATACCTTGAGGGAGAGGTAGAAGAGGTTCCCGACACGCAAGTTTTAGACAGGGAGGCCCGGCGTGCTGCGGCGAAGATTGGGGTGATGCTTCTCGAACAGGGCGTACTGGAGGTCTCTGAGTGGTCAAGCACCCACGGGCCACCAGAAAACTTTGGGGTAAGATATGAGATCCGGTGTCCTGTGATGAAAGACCCTGTTGAAATACAAGAGAATATGAAGGTGGCGCAAGAACGGATCAATTATCTGGAGCGTAAAGTTAAATATCTTCGACGCAAGCTAGGTTGCCTCAAAAACGATACATCCGATGAAGTTTGATGACTCGATCATTGAAGCCGACGAGAACGAATTATTCGTTCCTCGCCCGTACCAGAAGGATGCGCTCGATTCCATTCAATCAAACTACGTGGAGGGTGCTAACAGAGTCTTAATCCACTTCGCCACGGGCGCCGGAAAATCAAGCGGTGTGATGATGCACTTGCCGAGGCGGTTTCCTCACTACGTCTTGGATCATGGAATGCTGTTCCTTGCGCATAGGCGTAAGATCCTGATGCAGGCTTATCGAGATTTCAAAGCAGCGTATCCGAATCTATGGGTAGGCTTGGAGATGGGCGAGCGCGAGAGTACAGGCATGGAGGATGTGATATTTGCCTCTGTCGAAAGTCTTGGGCGTGAGTACCAGATGCGGATCACCAAGTACGAAGATCGCAAGTTCGGAGTCGTGGTTTCCGACGAGGGGCACCACGTAAAGCCGAATGGGACGTGGGATCGTGTGCTGAATTACTTTGGGGTCGGTTCCGACGAAGATCGTCACTATGAGATCGACGTACAAGGTAGTGCCGTGAAGCCGCTTAGCGTGTTTCTAACGGCAACCCCGCAGCGTACGGACGAATACACCCTTGCGCCCTTTGTAGACGCCGTAGCGGCGGAGATGAGCATTACAGATGGCATTAAGAGGGGGTGGCTTACCGATATTAAAGCGCACCGCGCGCATGACCCTGACGGGGCGCTCGGTGCGGAGGGAGATCAACTGACGATTGACTTTCTGGTGAACGCGTATCGGAAGTATCTGACGGGGGAGAGAACGTTGATCTTTGCGTCCTCGGTTGATGAGTCCGAGCGGTTTGCTGCGAATTTGCGGGAGCACGATCTTGCGGAGGCGGCGCATGTAGACGCGGAAACGCCGAAGGACGAGCGCCGAAGAATCTACCAGTCGTTTGAGGATGTGAGCGGACAAATTGATGCTCTTTCTAATCGTTTGGTACTTACAGAAGGATATGATAATCCTGCGATTACGGCGATTTTAGACAACGCGCCTACAGAGAGTAAGCCGCTTCACATTCAGAAGGTGGGTCGTGGCCTTCGCCCTCATCCGTCGGCAAACGTCGATGCTTGCGATACATTAGAAGAGCGAAAGAAAGAGATCCGCGAAAGCCCGAAGCCCCATCTAAAGTACATCTCGACGTTTGATCCGACGAAGCATGGACTGGATGTGATTGCGGAGCTTGCGGAGGTCCCCGAAGATCTGGGCGTGGAGGATGACATGGTGGTTGAAGAGGTTACCGACATTCTGGAGCAGTTTGAAGAAGAGGCTCCGGAGTTTGACGTATCTGAGTACGAAAGTGTAACGCAGATTCGGGTCGAGCTACAGCGGGCGAACCTTTTTGACCAGACCCTCTACAACGATAAGCTCAAGGCGATGACGGAGCTAAATTGGGTGAAAGAAGGCGGGAAGGCGGCGCTTTATCTCGACAAGAACCCGCACGCTAGAAGCCATGACTACCAGCAAGCTCCGTGTGTTATAGAGTTTGAGAGGATGGAAGATGGCCCCTTTGTGTGGCGAACGATCGGGGGTGGTTGGAATGGCAACAAGCCCTTGGCGAATAGGTCCCAGGAGAAGAAGGTTTATGCGGAGGACCTAAACGAGTGCATTCGAAGGTACGACGAATGGCTCGAAGAGAAGAACGGTTTCCTTTACGAAAGGGCCACGCGTCTTGGCAATGAGCCTGCGAGTGAAGACTTGATTAACTACCTGGAAAACAAGGGGGTTCCGGTGGACGAGTCGAAACTGACGATGGAAACGGGTCGTATCCTGAAAGACAGAGAACGGATTAAGCTAAAGCGCGAAGACGTTTGATGATGGATCCAAAGCTGCTGCGACACTCGTTCGAAATGTTCTGCATGTACGTGGCCTCTCTCGTCGGATTCTTCGTTGCGTACGGAATGACCGGATCGGTGGTCGTCGCGGGACTTACGTTGACGTTTTTGTTGGCGACGTTTACGTATATCATTATGGAAAACAGATAGATTATATGCCACTCATTAGAAAGCGGCAAAATACCTAATATGATAACAGTGAATAGTTTCCGCGAACGCGTTGAGATACGGGGGCAACTCTTCTATATCGATTGGGTTCGCAAACGATCGGGAGGAGAAATTCGGATCGAGCGTATGGTCTCTATACTTGGAGAGCCCATTCCGCCCCGCGCGCCAATAAGAGACGAGGCCCTTTCTTTTCTACGAGTAAAATACAATAGTTGACATGGCACAATCTGCACACAAGGGTCGTCGCGGAGAGCGCGAACTTTGCCGGAAGCTCCGTGAGCATGGGTTCGGCGCAATCCGGAGCGCTCAGGTTGCGGGCGCGAAGAACTACGACGAATCCGCGGATATCATCACGTCCATCGATCCGATCCGTTTCGAGGTGAAGCGCGGGTACGAAGACGTGTCCATAACGAGTGATCAGTTCGATGAGTGGCGCAGAAAGGCGTGCATGGAGACACACGTTAATGATTACCCGGTGCTCGCGTGGCGCAAGAACCGCCAACCTTGGATGTTCTTCTTTCTATCCCGCGGAGAATACTGTAAGGCAACAATGGTTGTCGGCGTCGAGGGCTTTGTTGATTCGTTCTTCCTAATACTCCCGAAGCTACCGGAAGAATACGAGGTCGATGATCCGCAGTCTTGGCGCACGACCAACAAGTTTTCGTAATGGACGCAAACTGTCCAAAGTGTGGAGATGAGGCGGTGCCGATTGATCCAGTATATTGGGAGAAGGGGGTCGGAAGCGCCGATGAGGCTGGAAAGTCCTACAAGCATGTCTATTGGAGCGGGATGACTCTGTTTGTGTGCTCTGATCCGGAGTGCGAGACGTTCTTTCTTGTTCATCCAAAAGACGCGTAGATATGGCTACCGCAGAGCTTGTCGTCCCTCAGATCAAGTCTCCAGGAGAGCAATTCCGCGTTGCGGAAAGGTTGGGAGTTGATCCGCAACGCCTGGAAGAGTATTTTGGCTAGGGGGAGTATTTCAGTCTTTTTTTGGAAGTTGATGAGGATCTTAACATCGTCGGAGGTCATTTTCAAAAGGTAAGTCCAGATCATGAAGGTGGGTAAAAGAGCGCGAAACAACCCCGAACGAGAGTGTGTAACCTGCGGAGTGCCGCTAGAGAAGGATGAGTATGAGCTTTGCGAAGACTGTGAAAGAGAGCTTGAAGGCGGGAAGTCTCGCCGAAACGCTCGCCCGCGCCCAAATGAACCAGATGATTGGTAGATGTTTAGCCGAGCCGATAAGGATCGATTTCGCCGCGCAGAGCGTGTTATCGGTGATGTAAAAAGCGCGAATGCGTGGCGAGGGCGATATGCTCACGCGAGGGTGTTCATCAATCACATCTCGCAGAACGGAGAAGAAGAGCCCGCGTTTACTAACGTTGGGCGCTGGCGAACAGACGACGCTGGTGAGACGGATGCTCCGGTCTACATCCCGTGGATTACGATCGACATCGACAACGTGGACCTGGTAGAAGCCTACGAGGATGCGATCCGAACCGTGAATCGCCTCGAAGCGCTTGGGTACGACAAAGAGCGGATCGTGTGCAGCTTCTCCGGCTCCAAGGGGTTTCACATCCAGATTGACTCGACGCAGATGGGACTCGTCCCGTTTGCGGGACCAGAGATGGCGAGAGTATTCCTGGAGACCTACTCGAAGAGCGTTTGCCTAGGAGGCTATTGGGACGCCTCGGTGTGCTCACCTCGGTCTTTGATTAGAGTGACGGGCTCGACGCACAAAAAGACCGGATTGCGTAAGCGGTCATTTCTTGCTGGGGAGTTTACGCGGCGCGGGATAGATGGCGTCATGAAGCGCGTGAGAGGCGATTACAGAGCATTTAAGTGGCCCGAGGGGGGAAGCATAACCCCCGGCCCGCGAAAGCATCTTAGAGACGTGTTCACGGATGCTGAGAGCCGATGGAGGGCGAAGCAACAGCGGAGTTGCAACAACGGAGACATAGACGCAAAAGGTAACGGGGTTCTGAACCGCATAAAGCACGGGGTCGGAGAAGGCGAAGAGTTTGGCCCAAGAAACTTTCACGTCGGGAGAGAGAACGCGGCGTTCCTGGTGGGGTGTAAGCTCATTGAAAGCTACCCGCAGAACCTAAAGAAGGCGTACGAGAAGCTCGTGAAGTGGAACGGGCAAAACAAACCTCCGCTTCCTCTAAAAAGAGTAGACGCGCAGTGGAGGGGAAGCAAGCGCAAGATGTTTGATGAAAAAAATATACGCCGATGAGCCAATATGAGCCGAATTACAAGCCGGGCGACCAAATTTTCCTAGATGGTCAGTATACGACTGTCTTAGGTTTGGAGTCAGGCGAATACCTTGTCGCAAAGAAAGGTCGTCTCAAGTGGAGGGACGCCCGCGAAATCGATGCAGTTGCAGAGACCGTTAAAATATACGATGAATGAATCTGCGGACTTGGAACAGTTAATTCGACGGGTCATTAAGTCTTACCGCGCTGAGCGAGGATACTTCGGTGGGTCAGGGCTTACAGATAGAGACCAAACGAATCTGGTTCTGCGGGTTGCCGAAGCAGTAACTAATCGCCTCGAAGAGATTGATCGAAGAGAGGTTGTTCGGCTTCGCGGAGAGATCGAAGAGCTAGAAGAAGAGCTTCGGCTTGCCAGTGGCTCCGGCTACGGAGAGCTTCGGCAAGAGTATGAGGCGCAGAAGGCCCTTGCGAAGCATCTGATTTACCGCCTTGGGAAGGAAGACGACACGATTACGTTGTCGGTCGCTGACCTGGACGAGATGGAAAAGCGGGTAGACATGCGGATGACAGAAGAAGATGGCGCGGTGACGATTAAGTTACAAGAATACGAGTAAGGCTTGACGGTTTGCTGGCGTGGCACGAAACAAGCGGTACACGAGCCGGTAACATACAGAACATCGCGGAGCAGAGCAGTCTGGAGTGCTCAGGTGTCTCATAAGCACCCGATCGCCGGTTCGAATCCGGTCTCCGCAACAACGAAGACGGGTAAGAAGTCAATCTTCTAACTACAACAAAGCTGGGACCTGCTATGACGAACTCTGATCACCTTCTCGACCATCTCAACCCCGCAGAAGTCACGCCTAGTGGGTGGATCAACACGTTTGGCCTTCTAGCTTGGTGCGCTGTGGGCGGATTCTTCCTTAGTCAAGCCGTCACCGGGACGGTAGCCTCCGCCTTTGTCGGCGTTGCTGGGTTCGTGGTTCTGGCCCTTTTCCTCGCCTTTGCGATCCAGCAGAGCAATGCGTAATTTCGGGTGCGAGTACCGATGGGGCGTATCCATAGCGGTTGCGGCTCTTCTTTTGTGGCTCGCGGTCGATTGTTCGCGGGCTCAGGTTGGGCTTGATGTCTCCGGGAGCGGAGGCGTAATGGGATGGGCGTCTGATGCGCATTCCTATCAGCACACGATGAGCGCCCGTGGAGACGTAGCGGCGAGACTAGGATCGCTGGTAGCACGGGGCAAGCTCGGATTGAAGCGGTGGGGCGCAAGCGATGCGGTTATCAAGCACGCGCTCCTCAACGCGGAGACAGCGAAGGTCTACTCCCGGCGCCAAGGCGCATCGTTTGGTGTCCGGATAGACGGAGTAGAGGTTGGGGTCGAGTACGATCGCCGATCTGTTCACCACGTTTGGCGTAACAAGAAAGATGAGCCGCGCCACGACCATTTTCCGGGGTCCTGGAAGATCGGGCGAACTGGAAACGCGCCAAGCTGGGACCAAGATCCAATCTACGCGAGCCTTGGATATTGGGACGGATTGAGGCCCTATCTTAGAATTGAACGGGAAGGTCTTACGGCAACCTTGCGGGGGCCTCTTTGGGCATGGAAGGACCTTACGCTTCCGTGGCCTGCGGTCCGAGTCAAGGTCGAGCAGAGGTGGCGAAGCTGGCGATTTGGGTTTAAGGCCCAAGGGTTTCGGCATAGGGCGGTAACTGGAACTGCATGGGTAGGGCGCCATATAACCGGACCACTCCGAGCACGCGCAAGCGCGGGTTGGGCTCATCCTCCGCAGTGGCGAGACGTTCGCCTCGATCGAGTTGCATTCGGATTTGTCATAGACACAGATACGAACTGATATGGGTATGTGGGTTACCGTCGTCTTGACAACGTTTGCGCTTCTTGCGGGGCTCGGTCTTGGATATGAGGTTCGAGATCGTCGCTTCATTGAAGAGATCCGCAACGAGCTACGCGCTGAGATTGCAGAGCAGCGAGACTATCTTGCGGACCGAATCGATGACCTCGAAAACGCGGTAGCAGAGAGCCCCACAAGCGAAGACTAAACGCTGAGGCTTCATACGGAGTTTGTTTGGGTTCGAGGAACAATCAACCGTCAAGTTTTTTGTATTGGGTACGATATTTCGGGGGTTACGTCAGTCTGCTCAGACCACGTTCCTTGGATGAACGGAGCCGTAGGTTGGAATCCTACACCCCCGACCATGCGGAGTAATTCAATGGGTAGAATGCTGTGCTGTTAACACAGACGTTGCAAGTTCGAATCTTGCCTCCGCAGCAACGGGCACGGCAATGAGCAAGGAATGGAAGTCCCTTGCTGAAAGACTTCCCTTCGCGTCGAAAGGCGTTGACTATCGTCTAAGTTTGCCGCCGCCTAACATACGCCGTCTCAGTCGTCCGTAGGGCGAATGAGAAGGACATCAATCAAGGGTTGATTGATACCGGTCACAACATCAGGTGTGAAGCGAGTCTCCAAAACTCGTAACGCTGGGTTCGAATCCCAGGATCGGTGCTTTGGGAGCCGTTTTGGCGTTACAGCGCAAAAAAAACGGGTCTTTCGGCGCCACTGTAATGGGGTCGAAAGGTAGCAGCGCCCTTGATAGGGATCGTTGTCAATCCCAATTCATTGCGGGCGACGATTACGTGGAGCCTGGAGATCCACGCTTGACTGTAAATCAAGTGCCTATGTGCTGAGAGGTTCAAATCCTCCGTCGCCCACATCTGCGAGGGTGAAGGGAACAGGAATACCTGTCACGCTTAGACCGTGACGATTTGCGGGTTCGACCCCCGCCCCTCGTACTAATTGTTCTTTATTTAACGGTACCAATCGAGTTCGATCGATTGCGTGCCTTGTCAGAATCCTGTCTACACAGGAGTCTGACACGCACGGAAAGCCGCAGGAAAGCTCACCGCTCCCGATTAAGGGAGAGGTAAGGTTGGGCCACGAAGAGAGACCCGGCAGGCCAGCAGAGACGAGCGCCAAGGGCTAAGGCCAAGCTCAATGGCGAGTGCAACGTGGGAACCGTCGGGACGTGCAAGGCAAACGCGCCAAGGGTTTCTCGCCCGGTTGCAGGCAGGTAGCTGCCGACAGATAAATGGTGAGCCGCCGTTTAAGTGGTGAGCACCGCGTTAAGCGCGTCATGGCGCCTCGTAAGAGTAGCGCATGATCCGTGCCGCGCCGACGTATGGGCTCTGACAGAAGCCCTCCTACCTGCGGCGATACGTGCGGCTTTGTTGAAAATAAGACCGGCTCAGTGGTGGAACGGCATACACACTACGTTGAGGGCGTAGCGCTCGTAAGAGATTGAGGGTTCGAATCTCTCCTGGGCCACTTTCCGATCCGATGAGGTGCCTTGGCTAGTTGATTACCAAGGTTGAATGAGTCCAGCCGTAGATGGGTGTCTGACCAGCCCCTTTAGCGGATCGGATATGTCCCCGTGACGGGAATCGGGATACCTGGAGCGCTCAAAACGTTCCGATCTGCACGTTCGAGTCGTGCCGGGGACACCTTTTGGGGGTGTAGGCCAATTGGTAGAGTCTGGCGGTTTAAGCCCGCTGCACGCTGGGGGTTCGAGTCCTCCCACCCTCACACGAAGCCGGGTTGTCCGAGCGGCTTAGGTAGAGCGCCGCAAACGCTCTTACGTTGGTTCAAGTCCAACACCCGGCTCCGCAAAGCATATCGGGTTTGTCGGTTCGCCGACGCAGTCGGCTAACGACAAGACCCTATACTTTAGTGCACTACGTGCACGAAACGTATCGGGCGTAGCTCAATCAGGGAAGAGCCGCGATCTTATATGTCGCTGGTTGTGGGTTCAAATCCCGCCGCCCGAACTTGTTTTGGGCGCGTTTGTGGGAGACTGCAAGGATCTCCCACAGACCTCCGAACCGTTCCTCTGATAAATAGCAAACAGCATGATTCGCCGCGAACTAACAGACGGAGAGATGGACACCGCGAGGCGAATCACTCGTGAGCGCCAAGAGAATAAGCGGGAGCATAACGTAACGAGCCAGAAGGTTGACGACAGCCAGGGCGAGGACGAGGTCGCGCTGGTTGGGACGATGGGAGAGGTGGCTTGTGCGCACGAGTTTGACATGCAGATTAATGGGACGATCTCCGCCAGCGGCGACGGCGGATGGGACGTTCGACAAGGCGGGGTAACCGCGGAGGTAAAGACGCGGCGGGGCGAGGAGGGGGACTTTGCCATGTACGACGCCTCGACGGACATTGACGCCGAACTAGCTATTCTATGCTGGTTCGTTGAAGATGGTCAGAAGGATTTATTCGGCGGGGCGGGCGCCAACCCAGAAGTTTACATTGTCGGATGGCTCAGCCGCGCCGAGTGGCTTATGCTCGCGGAGACGCTCCATTTTGGAGATTGGAGGCGGCGAGGGGTCCGGTATCAGAACATGCGCAACCCCGCGGTGCTACAGCGCCTTCTGAAACATCATGTTTAGAAATTGGGCGCGGAAGTGAAGGGGAACGGGCGCGAGAGACGGCGAGCCGAAGCCCCCCGTTGATCTTTTCGCAATCATATCGGTTAGCAGAAGAAAGAACGCCCTGTAGCTCAATCTGGAGAGAGTGCCAGCTTGCGAAGCTGGTGGTTAGAGGTTCGAATCCTCTCGGGGCGACAATACCCCCATTGCCAAACAGGATAAGGCGGGAAGCTTCTACCTTCCTAATTTGTGGGTTCGAGTCCTTCTGGGGGTGCTAACACATTCAAGCCGGGGTAACGCAGTTTGGTTGACGTAGCCCTTTCGTAAGGGGAACTACGCGGGTTCGAATCCTGTCTCCGGCTCGGCGGGATGATCCAATCTGGCAAGACAGGTGTTTTGTAAGCACTCGATTCGAGTTCGAATCTCGATCCCGCCTCTACATGGTCCGTATGTTAATTGGCAAACGACCTGACTTTTAATCAGGGGATTCCGGTTCAAGTCCGGACGGGCCAACAACTTAGCGGAAGTGGTCTAATTGGTTCACGACACGACGTTGCCAACGTC